GCTTTCGCTTATCTTCATAGAGTTTAAGCATCATCAGTTCGTAGCCGTTGGCATGGCGCAGCGGGTCATTTTTCCGCTGCGCGGCCTCAACCGCAGACTGGCGCAGAAGGTGACGGCGGGCAGGGCTAGTCATGGTTATTTACCGCCTTTCGCCGCTTTGTCGTCTACCGGCGCGTCTTCGGTGCCTTTCACTTCAGCATCAGCGACAGGCTCCGCCGGGGCTGTCGCGGCTTTCACGGCTTCAACAATGGCACCGGCCAACGTCTTGATGTCCTCGCCGGAGGTTGGCAACGCCGCCCTGGTCTGCGGATCGGTTGGCTTGGCAGGCAGCAGCGCAATGTTTTCCACCAGACAGCCGCAGGCGTAATCCTCCACCACGTAATCCTCGTTGACGGACTCGTAGTTTTCGATGCGGTCACGTTTCGAGTTTTCCACCATATGGCGGCGGTGCGTATCTTCCTGCCAGTAAATTGACAGGTTATCCATACGGGTGATCAGCAGCGCGTCCGCCGGGAAATAAGGCACGCGCACGGCGGGCAGGTTGCCGATGCGCTTCTGGCTGATAATCAGGTCAGCGGCCATCGCTTCGCTGTTCGGCTGTTCCTGATTAACAAGCGGAAAATACTTGTCGGCCAGTAACTGACGGCCACAGATAACCACCAGTTCCGGGTCTTCCTGATACCACGGCGCAATCAGGCTGTTGGTGGCATCCATCACCAGTGCGTCAAGGTTGGCATAATCGCCACTGATACCCACGCGGATTTTGTCAGACACCACACTGCCGTCCTCGCCCACGATTTTATCCATCACTCGGCTCGGCGCGTTCTCGCGGTACTTTTGCAACCAGCCAGGCGCAATGTCCTGCAGCAGTGGGAACTTGATGCGGTTGGAGGTTTTCGCACGGTGCGTACCGTTGAAGCCAATCATGATGCGGTCTAGCGCCTGGCGTTTCACAATCGCATCACGTAAACGGGTCTGGAAGTCCTGATAACGCGCCCACAGGTCAAGGGTGTTGTAGCGGATGTGGAAATCGTAGTTCACTTGCTGACAGAAATAGCCCTCCGCATCCAGCGTGGCAAAGTCGGCGGTTTCGCGCTCATCGCCGCCAGCGGTATCGGTGGTGCTGGCGATAGTGCCAGTGACATCCATCCCGATTTTTTCCCCTTTCATTTCCCGCACCGGCAAGATATTGATGCGGGTCAGGAACGTAGAGGAATCCTGTACGCGGGTCATGATGGTCTGCGTGACAGACGGCTCTACGCTGAATTTCTTATCCAGATCGCCGGTGGCGACGCCGTTCAGCTCGGCAATGCGGGACATAAAAGCATTAAATTTAAAACGAGTTTGCTTGCGCATTTTTATTCCTGTTTTTATTCGGTTCTATCGGGTGTTATTGCCTTAGCAATCGGTCATTACGTCCTGCGCACCGTTGCCGCCGGTGGCGTCCGGGCGTGACTTCTGGCTAAAGCTTTCAGTAGTGGAAAGTTCCGCTTTCAGTTCGCTGAATGCACTGTTGCCGGTTTCTACCTGCTGCTTGAGTCCGGCGATCTCTTCATTGAGCGCGGCGGTGGTCTGGGTAAAACACGCTTCCGCCTCTTGTACCTGTTCGGCCACGGTCATCACTGCGCTTTCCATTTCAGAAAATCGCACATCATCACCAGCCTGCTTGCGGGTAAACATCGCTTTAATACGGGCAGAGAATGAGGATTCCGGATCAGCGGCAGACTCAAAATCAAACTGGACTTCCAGCGGTGCGGAAAACTCGATGTTTTCATGGCGGCGGCTGAATTCCAGCATGTCAGTGCCGAGGCTTGCCGGGTCATCGGTGACGGCCAGCCCGACCAGATAGGTTTTGCCGGTCTTGGCAAAGTCGCGGCGAATTTCCATTGAGGTGAAAACTTTTTGGCCCGCGCCGACCATCGACACCAGATCGGCGGTTGGGGCCAAGCTGGCATACAGCGCCCACTTGCCGTGTAACAGCGGTTCATCCGGTTCATCGATTTTTTCAGCCTTTAGCTCAACGACACCGCCGTAACGGCGGAAATAGCCGTCCGGCAAAATCCCCTTGATGTGTTCCATGTTGATGCGTGCGCCGAACGCCTTCGGGCTGTAGATCGCGGCCATCTGCTGAATATCCGTGACGCTAATTTCGCGGCCGTCAACGGTGTCGCCTTCAACGCCGATGCGGAAAAACTTAGAAACTTTCTTTGCCATGTAAACGGCTCCGGTTGTGGTGATTGGGTTCGGGGCTAGTTTCAGGGGAATGGCGTCTCGTCTCAACGCGTTGCGGTTGGAAGATCTGAGGCACAACAAGGGCTTAATGCGAGTCGCTCGGCACTTCCGTAGCCTTGGCTGCATGAACACGACACCGACGACAACCATCATCAGCGATCCGCGCCGCCAAGCTGCCTTGCTCTACTGGCAGGGTTTCTCTGTGCGCCAAATTGCGGAAACGCTGAATGCCAAAGCACCGACCGTGCAGAGCTGGAAGCTGCGCGATAAATGGGACGATATCGCGCCCATTTCCCGCGTTGAGCAAAGCATGGAAGCGCGGTTAATTCAGCTCATCATGAAAACGCAAAAGGAGGGGATCGACTTTAAAGAGATTGACCTGCTCGGCCGCCAGATTGAACGACTGGCGCGGGTCAATCGCTATTCAATGAGCGGCAACGAGGCAGATTTAAACCCGAATGTCGCCAACCGCAACAAAGTCGAACGTAAGCCCGTCGAGCGCAACCAGTTCAGTGAAGCGGCCATTGCCAAGCTTAACGATATTTTTCTGGGGGATTGTTTCGAATATCAACGCGGCTGGCACCGTGCCGGGCTTCAACACCGTATTCGCAACATCCTGAAGTCACGCCAGATCGGCGCAACCTTCTATTTTGCCCGTGAAGCGTTAATGGATGCGCTGACCACCGGCCGCAATCAGATTTTTCTGTCAGCCAGCAAGGCGCAGGCGCATGTATTCCGCAACTACATCATTGATTTTGCCCGGCAGGTTGATGTTGACCTAAAGGGCGATCCCATGGTGTTACCGAACGGGGCGCGCCTGATTTTTCTCGGCACCAACGTACGCACCGCGCAGAGCTACACCGGCAACCTCTATCTGGATGAATATTTTTGGATCCCGAAATTCCAGGAGCTGCGCAAAGTCGCCAGCGGGATGTCATTGCACGCCAAATGGCGAACCACCTACTTTTCCACGCCGTCCAGTCTGGCGCACTCCGCTTACCCGTTCTGGTCTGGTGAACTGTTCAACAAGGGCCGCCGCAGCAAGAACGAGCGCATTCAGCTTGACCTCAGTCACAGCCACCTCGCAAAAGGCGTGCTGTGCGGGGATGGGCAGTGGCGGCAAATTGTCACGGTAGAAGATGCGCTGACCGGCGGCTGTAACCTGTTTGACCTTAATCAGTTGTCCCTTGAGTACGCGCCAAGTGAGTATCAAAACTTGCTGATGTGTGAATTCGTGGACGATACCGCGTCGGTGTTCCCGTTCGCGGAGCTGCAAGGCTGCATGGTCGACACGCTGGAAGAGTGGGAAGACGTCAACCCGTACGCCGTGCGGCCGTTTGGCTATCGCCCGGTGTGGATTGGTTACGATCCATCAGAAGCCAACGGCGGCGACAGCGCCGGGTGCGCAGTCATCGCCCCGCCTATGGTGGCCGGTGGCAAATTCCGCGTACTTGAGCGCCACCAATGGCAGGGCATGAACTTTGCCGATCAGGCCCAGAAAATCAAAGACCTCACAGAAAAATATTGCGTGGAATACATCGGCATCGATGCAACCACCGTCGGGCAAGGGGTTTTCCAGCTGGTGCGCGAATTCTTTCCGGCTGCGAGAGAAATCAAATATACCCCTGAAATCAAAACCGCCATGGTGCTGAAAGCCAAAGACACCATTGGGCGCGGCTGTCTGGAATACGACACCAGCCACACCGATATCACCGCCGCCTTTATGGCAATCCGCAAAACCATGACCGCCAGTGGCGCACGCTCCACCTATACCGCCTGCCGCAGTGAAGAAGCCAGCCACGCCGATGTCGCGTGGGCAATCATGCACGCCCTGTTAAACGAACCGCTCACCGCAGGCAGCGGCCTGAGTAAGCCTAACATTTTGGAGTTTTTCTGATGAGTAAGCGTAAAGGCCGCAAGCCATTAACTTCCCCGGCCCCTGCGGTGCAAGAGCAGGGCTTTGAAGCCTTCTCATTTGGTGAGCCGTCCGCCGTTCTGGATAAGCGGGAAATTCTGGATTACATCGAATGCACCGGTAACGGCAAATGGTACGAGCCGCCGATCAGCTTCGACGGGTTGGCACGCAGCGTGCGGGCCGCCGTTCACCACAGCTCGCCGATGTACGTTAAGCGCAATATCTTAGCGTCAACATTCATCCCGCACAGGCTGTTAAGCCAGCAGGAATTTAGCCGTTACGCGCTGGATTATCTGGTGTTCGGTAATGCTTATTTAGAACAGCGTAATAATCAGATCGGTAAGCCGTTACACCTGAAATGTGCGCCAGCTAAATACACGCGTCGTGGTGTTGAACGTGACGTTTACTGGTTTGTGCAGGGCTGGAAAGAGGCGCACCAGTTCGCACCGGGCAGTGTGTTTCATCTGATTGAACCGGATATCAACCAAGAACTGTATGGCCTGCCGGAATACCTCAGCGCACTAAACTCTGCCTGGCTGAATGAGTCAGCGACATTGTTCCGCCTGAAATACTATAAAAACGGTGCTCATGCAGGCTATATCCTCTATGCAACCGACGCGTCAATCAGCGCCAGCGATATGAACTCATTAAAGCGTGAACTCTCGCAGACTAAAGGCACTGGCAATTTTCGTAATGTGTTTATGTCAGCACCAAACGGCAAACCGGACGGCATTAAAATTATCCCATTGAGTGAGGTCGCCACTAAGGACGACTTTTTCAACATCAAAAAAGCCAGCAGGGATGATCTGCTGAGCGCACACAGGGTACCGCCGCAAATGATGGGGATTATCCCTGATAACTCCGGTGGGTTTGGGGATGTGAAGAAAGCCGCACAGGTGTTTGTACGCAACGAGCTAACACCGTTGCAGGAGCGTATGAAAGAGGTCAACGAGTGGATAGGTGAAGAGGTGATCCGCTTTTCACCGTATGAATTGCCCAGCGAATAAACGAAAGCCGCCAATGAAAGGCGGCTTCTTATTTTATGAGTATTTATTTTTAATATGTCCAGCCACATGTTCTATTTCAGGATAAACGCCACTTGCAGAAATCCCCAAAGACTCCAACTCGGAAATTATCTTCTCTTTTTCTTCATTTTTTATTATTATCCTTCCAGAAACGTCCTTATACAAATATGAATCAGGAATTACTGGAGGCATCTTTTTTTCACTATTCATACCAAAAAGTAAAAAAGCGCCATCTTGCCGGATAATTCTAGGGTTATCCATTTCTGGCTTCACACACAGAACTTTATCAAAATCCTCGGGGACAACATCTGAATCTATATAACAGCCATCCCTCTGAACTGCATCAACTATTTTTTTAATACTAAGGTTAGAACCCGAATCTTGGTGGGTAATCGGTATATTGCTAAGCCTCAACCTATTTCTTATTCTGAACAAATAGTCTTGCTTACTTAGATTAGAAAGCAATGAAACCTCTGAATCGTCGAAATACCTCACTTCAGAGTCATTTATTTTGAAAATTATCACCTCACCATCTTGTTCTTTTTCTCTTTCACCAACACAAGCAAAATACAAGGCCATTAAAGCGTTGGATGTAATATCAAGCAACCTAGTTGGCAAAGCGTAGTGTTGCATCTTAACAAGATTTTGAAATGTCGTGCGATTCCCTTTAAAATCTGAAGGGCATTTAAGCATTATTTCCCTAAACAATTTATGCTCATGATTAATCCATCGTTTCTCTTTTCTATATATCCCAGGCACTAGCTCATAAAGATAGTTAGAATGCCCTCTAAAATAATAAAGGCAGCCTTTCTCTCTTTCCATCTTTGAGACTCTAGTTATAAAATCAACCACGCTTACTATTCTGGTATCACTAACCACCTCATCTTCAATTTCAGGTTCATTTAACTTAGATACATTTTCATTCACTGTGTCTCTTATGTCACTTTCCAACTTTCTAAAAGATTCTTTAGCAAAATCAAAATTATCAAAAGGGGCACTATTTATCGTTTGTTTTTTATCAGTTACCACACTTACATAAGGCTTTCTGAAATCATCAAACTTAATTTCAGCCTCATATTTACCTTGAGCCATGGCTGTCATTAGCTTAGCCACTTGATTTGAAGCTTCCACCCTATTTGTATAGGGTTCACTCATGAAAAGAATTGTGCCATTATTCGCTTTTATTTTAAAACTAAAAAGGCCATCTTTTGATTTGGTTATTTCATAGTGTGAAATATTACTCATCAAGCTCACCATGTAAAAAGCCGGTTTGAAACCGGCATATTAAATTTTATGAATGTTTTTCGATAACCAAATCAACGCCTTCATTCAGCAACTCATTGATTGACTGCCCGGTGGCCTGTGCCGCGATCGCCAACGCCTGATGACGTTCTGGCGACAGGCGGGTGGTCACTTTGCCGCTGTACGATTTGTAAGGCGCAATGCCATCTTTTTCACACTCATCCAAAAAGACTGCAAGCGAAATAGAGCCTTCTTTTTTCAGTTCTTCAACACTGTAGGCGTAGAAGTCAGCGCCACCATTCAGTCCGACAAACTCGCCCCGGAACATTTCAATTTCAGGGTCAAAGGTGATGACGGCCACGTGGCCGTCGATTTTAAGTGTATTGTTCATCATGGTTTAATTCCTAAGCTATCCAACCAGATCCGTATGGAGTTAACCGCCCCCTTGTCAGTGGTAGGTCTGGGGTGTGGCCGGTGAAAGACTCGTTTCTCACCTTTCAACAGCACCGCGATCCTAGAACCTTCCCTTTCGTGAATCTCCGCCCCTAATGCGGTAAAAAGTGCCTCAATATCAGACCACTTTATAGAACCGTTGACAGGCCGGGCAAACACATCTGACAGCGTTTTTTGGTGTCGTTTGTTCATAGGGCTTATAGTATCACTTTATGACACCATTGCAAGGATATAATGGTGTCATTTTTTGGTGTCACTAAAGTAAGCCAAACAACTGACCGCTATAAGCCCCTGAGAGCGTCGCTATTGCGTTGCATTCTAAATCTACGTGGATGTTTGGATGTTGCGATAAATCGCCGTGACGGGCCGCTGGCAGCTCATCTGAAATGGTCTTAGCACCACTTGCGCGCAATGCTATCCCCGCCTCGCCTGCCCGCTTTATGTGTCGCTTTTAATGCAGTTGCATGATCCGGTGCGATCCGCGCCAGTGCTGGCGCTGCGGGGGTAAATGTCACACCGGATCATCATGCGAATTCATGCACCTAATGCATGCATGGGGTTATCAGCAGAGAAAAAGGTATGTGTTGTGCTGATAGCGGCCCTCTTCAATCAACCTGAAAACATGGCCAGACCTATTTTTTATGTAGTAGTTCGCCTCCTCCGGGGTGACATGCGTTCCTTGCTTTGTCGCTGCATGTATAAAGTCTACCGTCTTAATCCTGCGGCCTTTATCGGTTGGTTTCAGCGCTTCTATAAACGCCCCGGTCAAGTGTAAATCTCGTTTCATATGTCACCTACTGGATCAAGAAATAGTCGCGAGTTGTTTAATCACCGCTGCTTTTTCCGGGGCGATGCTAGTTTTCATCTCACCGGCCAATTCTGAAATCCATATCAATGCGATGTCTTTATCTTTTGCTTGGCTCTCATAACAAACCCCCAGACGGGCGATGAGTTCAATACGTTCCAAAAAAACCATTTCTTCCGCTGCTGGTAAATGCACCCTGTTCCTCCGATGCTTAATCACTGTATGCATATACAGTATTAACCATAAATTTCGCTTCCGCAACTAATTATTAAAAACCTGCCCAATCATTAACCGGCTCATACTGCATTGAAATATCACCAAATTTGACTTTAGCACCACGCGCTAACGCTTCCAGTTCCCAGCGCTGGGCAGCAATGTCGTGCAGTGCCAAATCTGCCCGGATTAGTCCCAGCCGATCACGTTCTGCCGGGGTCATTCTTGCTGAGGGGGCCACTTCTGGCACCTGATAAGGGTCAAAACTGCGTTGTGATTTCTTTATCTGTGATGGAATAGCCCGTATACGGCTCATAACAGACCGTGTAACGGTCATATCATTCCAGTCAATAGGTGTTTCCGGCGGGTGCTCCAGCACCGCCACGGCCTCTACAGGCTGACTATCCTGCGTATTTGTCGCGTCTTTGCTATCGACCACCCCACAGTTATTGACAGGACTCCGAGGCGCGCCGGAGGCGCTTTGCAAAGTCAAAGGCTCAACGGCAACGGCTTTAGCGACAATGCGCCATTGTGTTTTCCGGGTTTCATAAACGCGATCGGCACCAATATGCGGGGCATAAATCCCCGCAATTTTCTGGACTTCTTCGTCATAGGCGTTAAGTTCGTCGGCAACCCTGCGGGCAACACGCACGGTCTGATCGTCGCGGGAAACGTTGGTGCCGCCCTGGGCCAGAATGTAAGCGGCAAAATCACCGGCATCAGCGGCAGCGCGTACCGCCTCCACGCTATCGTCAAACTCATCGGCCAGACTGACAGAGCGAATTTTGCGACACTCGCGCCATGCGCCACGCGATGGCAGGCCGATAAAGTGGAATTGAGGGATTCGCCACGTTGACGCCCACGCGGTGACAGCGGCGGCCGTCTCGGTCAACAACTCGCCGGTTTCATGATCGCGCTCGCCGTCCAGTGCATAACCGTCGATATTCTTCGCGATGTATTTAGCGATATAGCCCGCCGCGCCGCCCTTGTTCAGGTGCTTGCAGTCGAAACGGTTTTTAGCTGCGCCTCGCTCGTCGCCATCCTCGGCCATGGCATAGCGCCGCATGATATCGATCACCGGCTGGCGCTGCTCTTTGGAGGTAAACAGCATCATATGCCAGTGGGGCGTAGCATCATGGTGAGGCTCAACAACACGCACGCCGTAAACCTGCAACCCGTTGTCTTTGAACGCCGTCCGAATCTTGCTAAACAAGTCCACAAGATAGCGCTGGCCGTCTTTTGGCGTGTACGCCTCTTCATCCCAATTGTGGTTAAACTGCACCTTCGGGCTGTTTTTACCGACGGTGCGTGTCGGGTGATATTTGGATGGGGTGGTGATAGTGATAAACATCCCTTTATCACCTTTTATCTCGGCTGCCAGTTGAACCCCGGCAACTATCGTCATTAGCTCCTTTCGGCGGATCTCCGGGTTAGAGATACTCGCCATTACTTTGTCGATAAGGCTGAAGCGTTCGCCGGTTTCGACGTTCTCCAGCTCACGGCTGTTGAGGTAATCAAAATTAGACTGGCGGCGCGCTTTTACATCACGGATCGCCTGCTTGCTGGCATAGGACGACGTCCCACGGTTCACATTGCCGACAGCAATCAACAACGCCTCGCGCCAGCGCGTGCGCTGGGCTTTTAACTGGCGTTCCCACCATTCCGCATCTACCAACCGGGACAGACTGGCGATCGCTGATCGGGCATCAAGTTTGCCCTTGCGGTATTTGTTCCAGTGCATCGGGGTGATATTGAATGCGCGAACCATCGGCGCGGTAAGACCATAAAAACAGGCTTGAGTATTATCTTCAAACAGCCCTGTATTGTCTCCGCCGTTGCTTTTAATGAATTCTTCAACGCGGCTTTCATAGATAGATAACAGTTGACCGGCCACGCGATCCGCAAGGCGTTTTAGCTCTTTGTCATCCATGCCCGGCAGGCCAGCATAATTATCAATTTCCGCCATCCAGCGCGGTGAAGCTGCAAGGTTCATCCCGTTCTTGGCGTTCACAGCCTCAATACGGGGCCAGATGCGGCGCTCAAACTGGAACACCAACCATTTATTGGCGTCATGCAGCCCTTTTGATTTCAGCAAGTAATCATGCCGTGAAAGGAAAATGGCGCTGAGAAAGCGCGGCAGGGAATGGATCTGGCGTAAAACAGCTTGCCCCTGAGCATGTTCCTCACGGGTAAGCGGTCTTACCGGCCCGGCGATTGCCGGGCGTGGTGCATTCCATGGGTAAGCGTAAGCAGGAACTGCCAGGCTCATTGAATTTCTGCACCATTGGCGTGGATGCAGTTACCGCAGTAGCGTTCATTGCACAAAGAACAGTGCTTATAGCCATTCGCCAGGAAAACCGCCCTGGCAAATCCCCTTGGGGTTGTGCTTCGGATGTTCTTTGTTCGCTTTGATTTTCCACCACACAATTTCCAACCGGGATTATATTTAAACTCCGGTTCGATACGCTTCGTCGGTGGTTGAACAAAACCGCCACCGCACCAAATATTTGTTGTTTTGTTGTATCTGTCTCGCCCAGGATAAACATCAGGGTAAACGGGGTGTATATCCCACTCGGGCAAATAACCTGCAAAGTCGCAGGGATTGAAAGCAAAGTCCGGCTTACGGTACATGGTCGACAGAACACCCACGGGGTTCTCAAATGCCCAGGGTGCATCACTGAGCAAACCAACAATACGAACCAAATCAGCCAACTCAGCCGCTTCAAGTTGAAATAATGGATTCGCCTGTCTTTTATTCTCGAAGTGCCTGGCTCCGGCAACGGTCAAATCCGTACATTCGGGAAAACCAATCACTATTTCTACACCATCCCCGACCATGTCAGTAATTTGCCTGGATTGCGCCAATTTGTCAGCCGCACTAAACCACATGCCCACCTTGACATGATTACCCTCCCTGACAACGCCTGACTCATGCTGGCCGTCAAAACACCAACATTCATACCCGGCTTCAATCCATGGTTGAGCCATAAGGCCGGTAAAGTCATAAAGGAATATTGCCTTTTTCATTTTATTTCCTAATCGTAATTTTGGTTTTCTGGGCGGCGCATGAATTCTGAATCACTAAAATCCGCAGCAATGAAATGACCTGATGCCAAAAGCAGCAGACCGAATAAAATGGAGAACTCGATCATGCAATCCCCGAAAAAATAAAAAGGTGGCCTTTCACCTCCCGAAGATGCTGACAGTCCACGCAGGTATAAACACCGGGAACAGCCTCACGGCGGGCGGGTGGAATCGGGGCATTACATTCTTCACAAACGAACGCAGAAGGCAGTACAGAAGATTTGCGGGCATTAGCTATCTGCGCCTCCAACACCTGCGCCTGTTGTTCTTGTGCGTAATCCATCAAGTCAGCCATTAGTGCAGCTCCTGCGCTTGATTCTCGATGGCTTCAGCCTCTTGATGCAGCAATTCCACGGCTTCGATAGCCGTTAAGCCGTTCTTAGTGATATGAGCAGCCAAACGCACCAGACGAGCAGCGGCGCGATCGGCTTGGTTCTTACGCTCATCAATACGAACACTTAGCAACACGGCATCTAAAGGCTGCGCGTAAAATTCTTTAATATCTTTGGTTGTTTCAAGTTTCATAGATAATCCTTATTTCAGGCAAAGCGATGCCCGGCGGGTTAACGCCAGAATTACGCAATGCGGTTAATTACTGTTTAATTCGCAATCATCATCACTGATAAATCGCGGTAAGGTTTTTGATAAATCAATTAGGTCATTCAGCGCCCACACGATTTGTTTACGCTCTGAATAACTCATTTCTGCAAACTTCATGCTTATATGCCGCTCTTTCAGTCCAGCATGAAAACAAACAGTTCTGCGGATGTGCCCCGGTGACTTATCAAAAGCCTCTTGCGCCACGTTCTTTCTATGCGCGAACAGATCACGCTTAATCTGAGAAATGCGCTTAATGCCGATAGCTTTTTGGTCATCCGTTGCCAGTAACATATCAACCCCAATTAACGGCAGAGCAAACGGCGCAGTAATTGCGCAGGTTTTGCGGTAGACAGACCGCGCAGCAGTGCAGCCTGGTCGTGACGTGGCCGCCAACGATTACCGCCCGGCAATTCAATAAAGCCGTTTTCAAAATGGCGCGATGGGCTTTGCTGTTTCAGCAGTGGAGCGATTGAGATAGGCACAGTGATCACCTCAGCTTAAACCAGCGACAGCACTCAATCCGCCAAGCACGTCAACGGTGGAGGCTAGCGCCGGGGTGGATTGGATACGGTTTTGAACGGTCAGGCCGATTAGCGACAAATGGCGGATCGCCGTGTTGACGCTTTCAAGCAGCGCACTTTTACGGACTGGGGTTTTGAGGTCGCCTTGAACAGCAGCGGCAGCAATACTGCCAACGGCAGCCGTCGCCTGTAGTGCATACGTCGGGATGTTCCCGACGCTGGCTTCATTAATTGGCACGGATGGCATGCAGTTAATTTGCGCCAACAGAGCATCAAGCAGGCTGGAATCTTCTGTAGCGTCGGTAATCGTTAGCAACTCTGCACAGGTGAGTTGATGAGGCTGGCCCGGACTCAGCTTATTGCGCAGCGTCTGTGCATTCATACCGATCTGTTTAGCTAGCGTCGTCACATTGTGACGTGCTGGAAACTGGCGGCAGGCTTCCTCAAAGTGCGGATGTTTAGAAACAGCGTAATCAAACATAGTTCACTCAAAGTTAATCTGACAGGATAACTACACGCTTAGTGAAATGTTGAATTCAGTCAAAGCTTGAACAGTCAAAGCGGCCATGTTGATTTCAACCGCTCCAAATTTGTTCTGCTTCGGCTTAATAGGTAAACGGCCATCTTCAATCATGTGGCGGGCAGTGCCGATAGGAGTACCAGTAATGCGGCAATATTCAGCCAAAGGCAGATAAGGCACAGGAATCGCAATTGTAATGTTAGGACGCATAAGGCAAGATCCAAAGTTAATCAATAGTGCTCAATAGTCATCAATGTTGCTTCAATCAACATTGGCAATGCTACGACAGCTTAACGCAACATTGCAAGGATAAATTAACTTGACGTTACATATAGAGTTTGACCGAGGCGGAAGAGAGGTTATAGAGAGGATTGTTAAAGCGTATGGGTTCACAACCCGCTTAGCTTTAGCTGAACACTTCGGCATAAGCAGTAGCAGCATGTCTATGCGTTATAAACGTGATTTCTTTCCTGCTGACATAGCAATTCGTTGCATGGCCGAAACCGGGGTGAAACTTGAATGGCTGGCGACCGGCAAAGGCAAAATGCATGACGATGGTCGATTAGATGTGTTAGAGCTGCCGAGCAAGAAACTTGTAGATGGTGAAGTGTTCGAAGCCGCTAATTTAGTGCTTGATAAAAACTTCTTTCCAGCCCATCAACAGCCCCCTATCAAGCCAGAAATAGTCTATGACGCCTCAAACCAATATGTAGTTGAGACTGAGTTCAAAGAGGTTTACGACGGGAAATGGCTTGTTAACATCGAAGGGAAAACGAATATCCGCGATCTGACTCGAATCCCAGTTAACAAAGTGCGGGTAACAGGTGCTGGAGTGCCTTTCGATTGCGGAATTGACGAGATCGGCATTTTGGGAAGAGTAATAAGTAAAATTGAGTACTTCTAAAACACATGGGTATTAAGAAGTTAGACAACGGCCAGTGGCAGCTTGACCTTTATCCTCTAGGGCGGGCTGCAGGTAAACGCATAAGAAAGAAGTTTGCCACCAAGGGTGAGGCGATGGCATTTGAACGCCACGCTTTAGATCCAGTTACAAGCAAACCCTGGCTAGGAGAAAAGACCGATAAACGGCCCCTCAAGGAGCTGATTGACACTTGGTATTCACTTCACGGAATCAGTCTCGATGATGGCGAAAGACGACAAACAGCCATGCATCATGCCTTTGAAAGCATGGGGCGGCCACTTGCTACAGAGTTCAACGCCCTGTTATTCACAAAGTACAGAAAAGCGCGACTAGAGGGTAAATATCCGCGAACTAATCGTGTGCAACAAGTCTCTCATCGAACGATGAATTTAGAGTTCGCCTACTTTCGAGCAATGTTCAATGAGTTGAAGCGCTTAGGGCATTGGAAAGGGGAAAATCCCATTGAAAATGTCACTGAATTTAAAATTGATGAATCAGAAATGGCATTTCTATCTCAGGATGAGATTCAACGCCTACTGACAGAGTGTGAAAATAGCTCATCTCGCGATTTATCTATCGTGGTTGAAATTGCGCTTAGTACAGGCGCACGATGGTCAGAAGCCGAAGAGTTGCGACGTTCACAGGTAACTAAGCACAGAATCACATTCACCAAAACAAAATCTGGTAAAAATAGAACTGTGCCAATCAGTGAAACTCTTTACGCGAAAATCCCAAAAAATAGCGGCACACTATTCAGTTCATGCTATTCAGCATTCCGTTCTGCCATTAAGCGGACTGGGGTAGAGCTTCCTGATGGTCAATTGACGCACGTTTTAAGACATACATTTGCTTCACATTTTATGATGAACGGCGGAAACATTTTAGTACTGCAAAAAATACTGGGACATAGCGATATAAAAACAACGATGCGCTACGCTCACTTTTCCCCGGATCATCTTAGTGATGCCGTGAGATTCAATCCACTATCTCATATTGCCTCAAAACTGCCCCAGCAGAACGGGAACCCTGAGTAAACATGATTAACATTGAGTACTTAACACATTGATTTTACTTGTAACTCATTGTTTTAAAAGGCCCTACCAAGGGTCTCATAATCGCTTGGTCACTGGTTCAAGTCCAGTAGGGGCCACCAAATTTTCCCTTGCATAACAGCAAGTTAAGCCACCTCTTTGAAGGTGGCTTTTTATTTTAAACCATCTAATGCCTCAAAATTGCCTCACCAGTCGCGGCAACTGTCTCAATCAGCACATGTGATATTGTGCTTTTCTGCTCAAAAAGGATTTTGGTTATGGCTTTGAAGAAGTGCAAAGAGTGTAAAAGTGATGTGTCAACATCTGCCCAAACTTGCCCGCACTGTGGAGCTAAAACCAGCTTGGCTAATAAGTTTGTAGAGACAGTACTCGGATTGATAGGACTAGCTATTATTATCCCAATTCTATATTTGATTTTTAGTAGCTAATCACATCAAAACTTTTCAGACCATGGTGAAACTGACATAAAAAAACCCGCATTATGCGGGCTTAGTGTTAAATCCAGAGCGTTCCCTGATTAGTGCGCGTAGGATGAGGTGGCGCAACCTCTACCTTTCCGGGGGATACTATTTGACGCTGGATTGTCTCCATCGTCACAAAAGTGCAACTACAGTTAATGTTCTGGCACTGATGATAGCGTTCTTTAGTAGTATCACTTAAATAACGGCTTGTGCGGGCATGTGCTGCGGTTCTGCAAAGCGGGCAATGCATCATGTCTAAAAATCCCCTCATCTGTCTGTTGCCGCCGATAATACCCCTCGCGATCAGAAACAAAATAAACTTTAAGTGAATTTACAAAACAAATATTCACCTCACAAAACATCATAAGTCACATCGGAAAGCAAAACCTCAAACTCTAGCGCCGTGGTAAAACCGCTATTGCTCAGGCTGTGCGTGGCTTTACTCACTATCCATTCCTGTGCGTCGATCACCTCCTTAAACCCGCTAACCCTGACTGGCGTTTCCGGTGTGATGTTAGCGCGGCCCATGGCAAGAGATAGCGAGAACTCAGCCGCTCCGCGTTGTAGCTTTTCCCACTTTGCCTGCGCGGCCCGCATCGCGGCGGCTTTGCTTGCATAAACCTTGGGGATCACAAACACGTTATCTTCGGCCCCTACCAGATATTCGCCTTTCTTTTCCTCCACCGGTTTAACCGGTTTTTTACTGGCGGCCAGCTTGGCTTTGGGATGTTGTAGCGCCCGTAAATGCTGTTCTTTCGGCTTGCGCTGCAACTTCACTTTCTGCGGTTTTGGCTGCCTGGTATTGAGCCAGCTCGCCGTCACCCCGGTGTAAGCGTCCCGATCGGCAATACTGAAACAGTGCTGATCGCCATCCTGTCGAGTGATGGTAAACACTGGCAGCGGCTTACCGTTCACGGTAGTGCCGTTGCCGGGCCGCATAAACAACAGTGTGCCGTTCTTCACCACGGCTACCGCGCCATTAAGCGAGGCTAGACGGGTTAGAAAGGCTGCGTCGGTTTCCTGCGTCTGGTCGATGTGGCTCACTTTGATAGCGCCCAGACCGGCGGCCAGCGTAGTTTTAAGGGCATTTCGCGCCGCCACCTTCTGCACGATATGGTTCAGCGTAGTGTCATGATAGGACTCATCGCGGCGCGTATTCAGCGACCCGCGAAAATCTGCACTCCGGGCGCGGATAGTCAGTGTATCCGGCGAGCCCCGATGTTCTACCTCATCCACGGTAAACAACCCTTTAGGTGTCAGTGGTGCGCCTTTCCAGCCGAGCGACAGAGCCAACACCGCATTGCGCTGCGGCATCGCCATTAGGCCGTCGCTGTCGTCCAGCTCAATATCAAGCTGATCGGCCTCAAAGCCCCGGTTATCGGTCAACGAAAGAGAAATAAGCCGTTTACGGATGTTTTGTGTGATGTCTTTTTCCTGCAACGACAGCGAGAAGTCCGGGGCAATCAATGCCCCGGCAGGAATGGCAACGCTGGTGATCATGACAACAGCCCGCCAGCTTTGTCGTAGAGCTCCCCGGCCTGCTGACGCAAATCGCCAAACATAGCAGACAAAGACTCATCAACTCGCTTCAAATTGAGGGTAAATTCCGTGCGCTGTGGGCTACCGTCAGCGAAAAAATCCGAATGGCTTTCCGATATCGATTCAATGACAAACATGCCGTAAACCGTGCCACTGCCCTCAATCAGCGGCCATGCCCGCCCCTGCTCCGCCATCAGTTGCAGCGTCAACAGCGACCAACGGCCTCCGGTGATCTCCGGTAGCAATACGCCAGACAGGGTAATTGTTTCATCATCCAGCCCCAAAAACTGCGCCGCCGGGCGCTGGCCTACACGCGCATTGGTCGGCCAACGGTAATCCGCCGTGCGGTTTAGAGACTGATACGGCAGCGTTTGAAGCATGAAAACAAACAAGCCTAGCGTTAACATCATGTTGTTACCCTCCGTAATTCATGCGGCTGCGTGCGGCGGCCGCGTGTTTTCGTTGTTCAGCGGCAAGCTGGCGAGATACTTCGCGGGCAATCACTTGCGCGTCCTGCCCCGGTGCTGCATGTACCTCAATGGTGATAGGTGCCGGGGCCATCTGTATCGGCGCGGCGGCCGGTGCTGATGCCATCACCGGCGTAGACAGCGACAGCATGGCAGCCGATAGAGCGGCCGTTTTCTTCCGGCCGGTGACATTGACCGGGCCGCCGATCATTTCCGGGCCACGTTCGCCCACAATGCCAAACTGACCACGGGGAATGTTGCCGCCTTTGTCAAACGCTCCTGCATAACCCGGCCCCGGTGCCAGCATGGGTGCGGGCCGGTTGTATGAAATAGCCGGGTTGATTTCCGTTTTATCACCGCCAAACTTCATCCAGTCCGGCAACATATCGGTAAGGCCGCTAAACTTGTCTTTCAGGGCTTGCCAGCGTTCGGTAATGCCATCAATGATGCCGTTAATCATGTTCATCCCGGCTTCCTTGAACTTACCCGGCAAAGCTTTAGCCGATCCCACAAGATCATCCCATTGCCCGCCAAGCCATGTTTTAAGGCCCTCCCATGCTGCCTTTGTCGACTTTTTGACACTTTCCCATGCTGCCGACGTCGCCGTGGTGATACTGTCCCATGCACCCAGGGTGGCACTCTTGACCGTCTCCCAGACGGCTTGGAATTTAGGCCCCAGCGTTTCCCAGTTCTGCCAGATATAAATCGCCCCCAGGGCGATCAAGCTAATAACGGCCAAAATCGGGTTAGCCATCATGACCCGGCCCAACCACATCACCGCCGTGCCCACAAAACGCAGCCCCTTTACCAGTCCGGCAAACGACACGCGCCCGACGATTGACATCAATTTGAACATGCCGCCGCCCATCGTCAGCAAAGAACGCCCGACCGCACCGCCGGTAAATTTCATTACGGTGCCAAGCCCACGCGCTGCGGTGGTTATGCCTTTAAACGAAAACTTGGTGGCAATCTTGCCCAGCTTAAACAGTCCTTTAGTAACCCCCAAAGTTGGCCCCATCAACAGACTAAACCCGGTGATCACCGGCCCGGCCAAAAAGCCCAGCACAGCCATGCCCCCGATCGCTGCGGTAAGACCCAGCGCCAGCTTAAACAGAGTCCCGGACAGTTCCGGGTTTTCCTTCGCCCACAGCCCGGCAACGCCGAGCCATTTGGTGGCGGACTGCGTGAGTTTCCGCAACCCGGAATCCTGTTTATCAAAGACCTCAATCTGAATATCCTCAAAAGCCGATGACAGATTTTTTAAGTCGCCGTCGAGGTTATCCGTTTTCGTTTTAGCGATTTGCTCTGTCGCACCTTTAGAGTCCGTCACCGTCTGCTTTTTAGCGTTAAGCTTGCCGTTACCGGCGGCGGTAATCAGCTTGATTGCGCCTTTCATCGCCTCTTCGCCGAAAATCACTTTCAGGTATTCCGCCTGCTGCGCGGTGCCGAGCTTGTTCTTTTTAAAAGAGCTGTCGATTTTCTTCAGGATGCTTTCGATCGGCAGCATGTTGCCTTTGCCGTCTTTGGTTTTTACTCCCAGTTCTGACAGGGCATCCCCCGCTTGCCCAACCGGTGCTTGCAGGCGGGTAAACATGGCGCTCGCCGCCGTCCCGGCCATGCTGCCTTTAATGCCGTTATCGGCCAGCACCCCCAGTAATGCCGTGGTGTCCTCAATGCTGGCCCCGGCCGCCTCCGCAATTGGGGCGACGTACTTCATCGCCTCGCCAAAATCCGCCAAATTGCTGTTGGAACTGGTAAAGCCCTTGGTCATGACATCCGCGACGCGCTGGATCTCGCCAATCGGCATGTTAAACGCCGATTGCATGTTAGTGATGATGTCGGCCGCGTCGGCAATATCCAGATCGGAGGCTAATGCAAGGTTTACCGTGGATTCCGTCGACTTCAGGATGGCATCACCGCTAAAGCCGGATTTCGCTAACACAGATTGCGTGCGGGCGACGTCCGTCGGGGAAAATGCCGTAGTGGCCCCGATATCACGCGCCTGCTGGCGAATGGCCGCCAGTTGCTTATCATTTTTCGTCAGCCCTAACGTGGCCTGCGTGTCTGACATCTGCTTATCGAATTGCACACCCGGCGCCATAAACCGACTCTCGGCATAAAGCCCGGCGGTGGCAACACCCAGCCCGACGGCACTTTGATTGCGTACGGTAGCACCCAATGCTTTACCGGCCTGCGCACGCTGCTGAATACGGCTCAGAGATTCCTGTTTTTTGCTCAGGCGTTCCAGCTCGGCACGCTGGCGGTTAAGTGCACCCGTGGCTTCACCGGTACTGGCTTTTAACCGGCGTTGCTCGGCGCTCAGTTTTTTGGTAGCGATGCCGTCAGCGTTGAGCGCGTCACGCTGGCGCTGTACGGACTGGCGCAAGCCATTGTATTTCGTTTGCAACTCAGTAACGGCACGCTTGGAGGCTGCCAGCAATCGTGCCTGCTGCGCCGTGGGTTTTTCTGTCGCCTTAAACTGTAGAGCCAGGGCGGCCGCTTCCGCTTTGGCCTTTTTCAGCGCCTGCCCGGTGACAGCGAGCTGCCCCTGTTGCTTACGAAAACCCTCAATCCTGGCGGCCTGTGCGTCCAGTGTTTTAAGGGTTTGTTGCGTAGTTTTGATGTCACCGGCAAGCGTTTTGCTTGCCTGTTGGATGCTCTTTAGCGGGCGGGTGGCCTGGTCTACGGCTTTCAGCAAGACCTGAAGCTGAAGGCTTTTACTCATCGTGATTCACTCCGCTGCGTTGCAAGGCTTTATGACGCCAGTTCAGCAGCTCCGTGAGCGTCATACCGGCCATTTCTGATGGCGGCCAGTGGAATATCACCGCGATATCCGCCATCAAATCATCAACACCCAGCCGGGCGTCAATCTCTACTCCGCCGACTTCGGCGACAAAAAACCGACGACCTCACCGGCCAGCGCCACCAAGTCTGGCAGCTCAAGGCGGGCGCACTCTTCTTTGGTCAGGCTCGGGTACGTGACACGCGGCAGGATCACCAGCAGCGCATCAACATCAGCATTGGCTACCGCTGCCAGACCGACGCCGCGCAGTGCGCCAGCGGTGGGCTTAATCACCTTCACCTCAGTAATGGTGGTTTCACCACGCTGGATCGGGGTATCGAGGGTGACGACGTTTTCTTTAGCTTCGTTCATAGTGGTTTTTCTCTCTCTAATCAGGGGAACGGCCAGCCCGGCGGGCTGACGCAGAATTACATGCCAATGGCCTTGCGGTGTTCGGCCAGACGGTCAACGCCGTTGACCTTTTCGACCATGTGCACAGTGTCGACTTCGATCAGCTCTCTGCCGTCCACGGTCAATTTGAAATAGGTGCATTCGGTGGATACCTTGGTTTCGGTGTCCTCGCCTTGCTTGTATTCGCCAAAGTCGATTTCTTTGTGGCGACCGCGCATGACCACTTCCACGGCGGACACCTCGCCGGTATCGTCACGCTGGAAGGAACCGGCAAAGCGCAGCGGCACGGCATCGACAGCGCCCCATTGCTTGAGCACCAGCTCATCAATGCCGCCCATCGACCATTCAACGGCCAGCGCATCATCGTCCAGTCCCATATCAATGGAGGCTGCACCGTTCATACCACCGCCCCGGTATTTCTCCAGCTTGCGGGTGAGCTTCGGCAGCGTCAGCGATGACACGATGCCCATGTAGCTAAAGCCGTCATTGAACAGGTTCAGGTATTTCAGTTTTTTAGGCAGTGCCATAAATCATCGTCTCCTTAACGATTCACGGACGCGGCGAACGTCGCAAGATAGCGGTCAGTGATACGCTGACGCAGGGTTAAATCTTCCAGCGGTGGAACAGGCGTATAGTCGTAATCAATAAACAACTTGCCCGCTTTCAGGGTTTCTTTGTCATTGGCGCTGGCGTCATACCAGCAATCGCCATCAATAATCAGCCCGGCGGATTTCAGCTCGCGGAATTTCGCCTTGATGCCATCAATCATGTCGCGGATCAGCGTCGGCGTGACCGGCCGGTCAATCGCCCACATGTGCGCTTCGGCCATGGTGTCAGCCAGCACTTGCGCGGTGCGGGTGTAGTTTTCAAACAGGAAAAGCGGATCGTCAGAACAGGTGCGAGAACCCCAGAACTTAAAGCCGTCTTTGCGGATCAATGTGGTAACACAGGCTTGGTTTAACAGGTCAGCATCCGTGCCCGGCGCTTGTAAGTCCCAGAACACACTCGCCGCGATACCGCTAACCCCATTCACACCCACGTTAGACAGGGTTTTGTGCCAGCCGGTTTCCGTGTCGATTTTGGCACGCAGGCCCAGCGCACGAGCCGTGGCATAGGCAATGTCGCTTTTGTTGGTGGTGGTGTTCCAGCTCACAAAATCCGGCCAGACAACCATCAGCTCGCGCTGGCTGAAATTGGCGCGATACTTAATCGCATCCTGTACCGTTTTGCAGCCGTAGGCGCTGATATAGCCAAATGCACGCAACTGTTGGCAGATCCCAGCCAGTGCCGTCGCTACTTCCAAATTGTCATGGCCCGGCACGCCAAGAATGCGCGGTTTCACACCTAATTCCGCCTGCGCAGATAACAACGCTTTCATGCCGGTGTAGCGGCCCTCCGCGTTCGCGCCGCCGATAATATTTGATGTGGTTTCTTTGGCGTCTTTGCCTTCGGCAACACGCACAACCACCGTGACCGGTTTTGACTGGTCGGCGATCGCCAACAGTGCAGCCGCCAGCGTGCCTTTTTTACCGGCCTTGCCGGAGGCGGCCAGTACGTCGGTAATCAGCACCGGGGTATTCAGCGGGAAAGTTGCCGCGTCAGCATCCTCCGCCGTGCAGACCATGCCGACGATGGCCGTCGATACGGTGGAAATAACGCGGGTGCCGTCGTTGACTTCGACAACACGCACGCCGTGATGATAGTCACTCATAAATAGCTTGCTCCATAGTGAGTTGGTGCAGGCATGATGCCGCCCGGCACAACAGGCCGCACGCGATGGGTGATGGAAGGCAGACCAGACAACAGGCGATACCTGCCGGGGTGGTTTTGAGGAAATTACGATCGTTTTCGCCGATCAATATCAGCGTATTGATCTACGCAATCAATTGGACGGAATTTAGCCAAGCGGGGTATGGTCACTAAACAAGACGCGGCAACATCAGGGAAAGCCGCAAAGCACAAAGCCCGCATATCATTACGATGCGGGCTTTTTTATTAGGCTTCGGGGGTTAGCGGCCACTCAATATTCTGCGCGTCTTCCGGTCGGATACGGTTGGCAAGCACCCGGCAGGTTTTCCATGCAGTTAATTGCGCCTTCTCTTCCTTCGTAGCCATCCCCAATTCAACCGCATCTTGCAAGGGGGCAATGGCATTGCTTGCTTGGATTATCAACTGGCTCTTTTTGCGCGTCGCTTCGATCACTCGTTCTTGTTGGCTCAACGGTGGGGCGTCAATCCAACACGGCAGGCCAGCATCATCTGCACTCCTGACTTTCCCGATAGGGGATTGCTCGCGGTATTTCTCCCACTCCTCCAGTGATACGGGTTTAACATCATCAGGCCAATTATTATTGGTTTCGTAGGCTTCTTGATCTTCCAACACATAGAAAATATTGGTTTTCGCACTGTATCCGTAATTCATCATTAAACCCCTACCGCCCACCAAAAGGCGACGCGTTCGTTTCCATTCATACCAGAGTCAAACCCACCTGGTCCCACGTTTAGCGCTTCCATGTTTGCGGATGAGTCCCCCCAATGCCCCGCCAATGTTAATTGAACGCCGAAACAATCCTGTGTAAACCCGCGAGGAAAATTAACCCGGTTAAGGTAGTTATCACCGCGATTGATAACGCCGCCCTGATGGATATACCCGGTTAATTCGTCCTTATACCACCAAGCATTTCTAGTGCCGGAAATATGGCTTCGATTGTTAAATGAATTCCAGTCAACGCGGCCATTGACTTGCTCAATCACCGCATCCCATAACCATTTATTCCCCCAACGAGCACCAAATATATTGCCATCACTGGCATGAGTTGCCGCGCCAACGCTGAGGGCACCTTGAATCGTTACGTCATGGCCCAACGTCATTGCACCCGTTTTCACATTGACGGCCATCGGGCGCAGGTTGTTAAACGTGCCATACTGGTCTTTTGCATTGGTCAGCATTAAATACATGCTGCTGCCATCGTTACGCCAGAATGTGCCGTAATCCCCGCCGACAATACGATAGTTATCGATAGAGGTTGATTGAATTTCCGCGTGGGTTTTCACAATGCCGGTAAACACGCCGCCCCGGCTCATCATGACCGAATCCCAGCCGCTAAAAGTACCATTGATGTTTACCGCTGCACGGAGGCCGGGTTTTCCGCCTGCCTCATGAGACATCTGCAAGTAATGATGAAACTTGCCATTACCTGTGGCTGCGGATAGGTCATTCATATTGCTGGTACACAAAACAGATCCCCACGGCACGGCGGCCCAAGAACTATTTTCTGCACTCCATACCCCCGGCGTTGTTGGCGCATTCGCGCCAGTTAAGACGCGAGCAACCCCCATTCGGGCGGCAAAGCTGTTTCTTACATCAGCGGCCTGAACATCAGAAGCTGTGGGTTTATTTCCTGAGTGGTACAGGTTCACAAAATCCGAATATTTCCCCGTATCGGTAGCACGCAGCCAATAATTGTTGCTGATTTTTTCCGCCAATAACTGGAAGCCTCTATTTTCATTCGCACTGAAATTCACCAGCGTAGAATAAGGTTGTGACGGATAACCTTTAACTTTCGGATCATCAAATTCCAGCGTTGACAGGCTGATCCCATGCTTCCATAAACTCGGTGACTCTGTGGCATCGCGTAGCGGTTGCACTGGTAATATTGTTGAGCCGTCAATCTCTAACCGGCCCTTCATCTTGTCGCCAGCAAGTTTTACAAAACGGCCGTCGGCTTCCGTTTTGTTCCATGCATTCACATCCGACGCCAGTAAATTAACATCACCGGTCAGCGGTTTTCCGTTCACACGAAAAGAGCGCATGGCATATTTCTGCGCCGCTTGGCCATCAGTCAACGCCCCTACATCCGCGGCAGTAGGTTTATTAGCAGGTGAGTAAACACGGGCATTGCCATCCCACACGGAAGCGCCGGTGATCCGGCCTTTGGCCGAAAATGAACCGGTACGCACATTTAAAAATGCTGTGCGGCCCTGTACGCCTTCCTGTTTGCACGTGTTATAAAAACCCAGCCCATACCAGCTTTGTATATCCACATTACAGGTTTCATAACTGGCCCCGTCCCCGTTCCCCGGAAAAAGTCCACCGGGCTTAGCCTTCCAACTGTTAGCCACCATCACGCCGCCAGATGCCTGAATTTCTTTCTGGAACGTGCCGCCCTGGGTAGCGGATACCGCATCCACATCTTGCGCCGTTGGCTTATAGTCCGTGGTGTAAATCCGTGCCCACTTGATGCCTTTCGTGGAGTTTGAACCTCCTAAGAAGCCCGCACCGCTGTTAGATATACCCATATAGCCGGTAGACGGGCCACCATCGCAGGGCAAAGAAATCACCCCATATACGCCGTTACCCGGTGCATTTGCTGACGTGTTGTTTACGCGGAAAATTTCACCCTGATTGCAATAGGCATCATCACGATGACGCGACCCCATCCCCAGCCCAAACGCACCAACGGCCATCAGTTGCCCGCCTTCAACACCGACGTTTTTTGTTGCTGCATTGCCCAGCGCAAGGTTGCCGCGTGCGGCGGATTTGTCGGTCAGGTCGGACAGGTTGGCCGATTTCTTGGCACTGGCATCATTCACATCTTTAACGGCTTTCGGCGTTGCGGCCTTTGTTTCATCCGTGCTGTTTGTGGCGCTGCTCAGTTGCACCAACCCTTTAGCGGTGGTGCTGGCGTCCGGGTGGTTACGGGTTTTCTCATGTTCTTTGATGGCGTCCGCAACAAAATCTTTGGTTGCCAGCACGGTATCGCCCCCGGCAATCACGCTGATAGCGGCGGCGCTGCTCACAATCAGGAGCATGCGCAGCGTCTGCGTGCGGCCGCTGCCTTCTTCCAGCTTCGGCTTGTAACTTTCGGCGACATTAGCGACCGCAATCAACGTGCCGAAATCGTCATACAGCCCCATTTCACGTAGCCAGAACCCGCCGACGTTCGCCGGAATAATAAACTCCGCAACAATATGATTTTTTATCGACTTATCAATGGTCAGCCCGTTGAGGGTTGCGCGGTATTTTTCATTGATGAGCTTGGTCTGCGCCGGGTTCGGTGTGGGTAAGGTGCCGTTACCGTCTCCGACAGCCATACGGGTAATTTTTAACTGGGTACCGCCTGCCGACGCAGCGGCAATTTTGGCCGCCCCGGCGGTGGTAACAATCGCTTTATACTTGCTCATAATTTCCTCTTATCCGGGGTAAACGGTGATGACATCGCCGTCAACGACAGCCGCGCCGACGTAAATCAGGCCGGGGATGTCCTGCAAAATATTGAGGCCGATCAGATGGCGGCTCAGGGGTTTGGCATCGGCGATCAGCCGCTCCATTTCTAAATACATTTCTTCCGTGATGCCGGTTTCCAGCACACCAATATCCAGCCGGAATGTGCCCGGTGCATCTGCGCCTTCAGTGTGAAACCATTCAACAACGTTAATCAGGTAGCCGAGCGGCTCGACCACACGGCGCACTGCCCCAATGGTGCCTTTGTGGCGATGGATGAAAAACGCCGCAGCGACCACACCGCGCTTTGCCTCTTCCGGCCATGCTTCATCCCATCTATCGACGGAAAATGCCCACGCCAGATAGGGCAGCAGGTGCACCGGGCAACGAGCCGGGTTCCACAGCTCGCGCAGTGGTACCGGTAAACGTTCCAGCTCAGCGCAGGCCGTGGCGGCGGCCACTTCCAGCGGGGACGAACCGACCGGCAATAATCTGTTATTCATCAGCCCGTCCCGGTTTGATAGTTAAGCCGGTGCAATAGCCTGCCTGCGTCTTATCCAACACGATATCAGCCGCCGGTTTGATGATGTCTACATGCTCGACCCCTTCAACGGTCAACGCGGCGTTCATACTTGATCGGCGAATACTGCGCCCTAACCGGCGCACGCCCGCCACGTAATTACGCAGCCTTTCATTGGCCGCAGTGAGGATCGGTGCAACCTCCGGGCCGGGATGGAGGTATAACGTAGCCTCGATGGAATAGCGGGTAATTTTGGCGGATTGCACCGTCACCCGATCAGCGACCGGGCGCACATCCTCATCGTTCAGCGCCACGCTGACGACTTGCAACAGCTCAGGGCTGGCGGTGCCGTCGCCGTCGCGTGACAACACGGTCACGGTCACGCAGGCCGGTGATGGGCTGATAGCGGTCACATCGGCCACACGACCATCAGCAGATCGTGCATGGAAGCGGTAAGAGCCTGCCGAACCGGCGGTGCTCATACCTTCAAAGGCATCCTGTAGGCGTAACCGATAATCGTCGTCTGATTCCATTAGCGCCGGTGTCGGCGGGATAGTGGTTTTATCCTCCGGGATGATCACAAGACGCGGGGTGTTAAAATTCCCGCCAAACTGGTCAAGATCGGCACCGGTGGAATAAGCCAACATCACCGCCTTGGCGGCATCATTGATACGCTGGCGTAAAATCACCTCACGATAGGCGTTCTCCTGTAACAGCTTCACGATCGGCTCTGACTCCAGCGCCAGCGTGCGGCTGATGGCCTCGCGTTCCGCCTCGGGATAAAGTGAAATTAGCGTAGCCTTACGTTCTGCCAGCAGCGTTTCATAGTCCAACACCTCGACCACTGTCGGGGCGGGAAGCAGACTTAAGTTAATCGTTGCCATGGTTCAGCTCACAGGAATAGACAACGACAACGCGCCGGGGGTATCGGTGCGGGTGCCGGTGATGTCGAGCACCATCTTGCCGTTGTAGGTGGTGTTAAAGGTGATGCCGGTTAGCTTTACGCGTGGCTCCCATGCCAAAATCGCGCTGTAACAGGCGGCCATAATTTGCAGCCGCAACGTGTCATTCTGCGGCTGGTCGAGCAGCTCAGACAGCAACGAACCATAAGCCCGGCGCATAGGGCGTGAACCCTGTGGCGTTATCAGAATGTCAGCCACGGACTGTCGAATATGGTCGATATCCGTCAACGTGCGGCCAGTTTCGCGGTTCATGCCGATATATTTGGCGTTGTTCATGTCGGTGTATCCGATTTGTCTTCACCATGCTTGACGCCGCCATGAGTGTGCTTATCAACGACAACGCCGTTGGATGAGAACGAGCCGCCGCTGTGCTCAATGGTGCCGGTCATCGTGCCGCCTTTTTTCACTTCCAGCGTGCCTGTGGTCAGCTTGTTAGTGCAGATCACCTCCGGGGTATCGAGGGTGATGCTTTTTGCGGCTTTGACGATCACCACTTTCGTGCTGGCGGTGATTGACTCGGACGCCCGCACGTCAGCGGTTTTAATGCCGGTCACACTCAGCGCTCCGGTATCCGGTTCATACTCCAACACCGCGCCATCAGGGAATTGGGTATGTAGCGCATCCGCTGACACCGACGGGGCCGGGAAGTCGTCGGAATAAATGCCGCACAATACAAAGGCAGTATCGAGTTCCCCCCCCAGCGCAAATACAAGAACCTGCTCTCCGGCTGACGGGGCCGACCATATACGGGTGCGTCCAGCGCGAAAGGAGATCCAGTTGAGCCAGTCGGTAAGATTACCGCCGGTATCGACACGGCAAAGACCGTGCTCAAGGTCGACGGCGTTCACGGTACCAATGCGGATCAGGTTGCGCAGCAGGCGCAGAATGTCGGATTGATTGTTCATGCGGAAAGGATGCCGCCCGGCGAGGGCGGCGGCAACGTGAGGCAGTTGGACGATCAGAGGCACAACAGAGGGCTAGCTAGCGAGGTGTTCTATTACAGCCGTTTCAATCATTTTGACGTCTGCCAGGCTGAATCCCAGTAACGGACGTTCCTCATATTTCACGGGGTCACTGTGCGGCGTTGGCCGGTCACGCAGGCCATAATGGTGCACGTTAGCCATTCGCCGCACACGTCCGACAAATTCCACCACGGCATCGTCGCTGCTGCTCTTGGCTTTCATGTAGCGGGCGGTGCGCAGCTTGCTAAACATCGCCCGATCGCGCAGGCGCGTTTTGCTGCGCAGCGATGTTTTGCGCGGTGCGTAGGGGATGCCATCCGGTGCCTGCTGGCGCTTGATGTTCTGCTGCTGGCTGGCGCGCAGACGTTTGGACACGGCGACGGCCAGCGACTTGCGGGACTGCGGCGACAGATTGGCAATCAGTCCGGCCAGCCGGGTATCAAAGGGACTAAGCTCGTTCATTCCACTCACTCACTAATTCACCGTGAACATAGAGCTGCATCGGCCGCGTGACGTTTTCCGGTAACGGGGGTTCCGGCAGGTGCTTAACGTGCAATGCGCCGCCGTCCTGCTCATTGACCACTACACGCTCAGTCAACTGCAACGACACGCTGAAATCATAGGAGCCGTCGTTATTAAAGTCCGTTTCAAAGGTGAACCCGGTGCGGCGCTTTTCCTCTGTTGCCATGATGTCGGGCTGGTTTTCGCGTAACCACACCTGCATCGGTACCACGATTAAATCCAGATCGTCGGTGTAGTCCAAAAACAACAGGTTCAGCGTATAGCGGTACTCATGCGACAGTGACGTGGCAAGCGTTGACACCACATTGCCGCGCTCTACTCGCACCCGCAAATTGTCGGGGTTACGCTGTAGCCATGGCAGGCAGCTTGTTATTTCAGCGCGGAGCTGTTGCGGTTTTAACATGGTGTTGCTCCTGACAAGTTTTAATGGCGTCGACCTGTACGGCACAGACCGCCAGGGCGTTTTCAAGCTGGCGAATATCGGCGCTCAGGTCGCCATTATTTGCCGGGCGGCTGGCCGGTATCTGGCACGGGTTCACCGTCGGACAACCAACGTAGATAATCGGCGACACTTGTGAAGCTGGGGCGCTGGTGCAACCTTGCAACATCAGCAGGCAAAGGAGTGTTGAACCAATCGCGTAGAATTTGGTTTTCATTGAGTAATCTCTGTATTTTTTGCTCACGGGTTAGCGCCAATCGGTGCGCGTTACTGAGGTCATTTCTCAGGCTTTTCTCTTCCTGCGCCAATTGGCCGGCCGCTGCCTGCAACGTGGTGATCGCCGTGCGGGTGTCGGTCAGCGCCGTCGAAATCCGGCTGTTTTCCCGCTGCGCTTCATCCAACTGATCACCCAGGGCGACAACCTTCCGGTTAAGCAAACCGACGACAACCATCGACAGCAACAGGAACAACACGGCAAGGCGGGTCATGGTGTGGCCCCGGTCAGACAGTAGGCCATTTCTGACACCCGGCGGCGTTCCAGCCCGGCGGATTTAACCCCGTTGACATACACCCAGCGCGGCAACTGCAGGCAGGCGCTGCGCCATTCCTGCCGTTTGATGAAACCGGCCAGTGTGGAGCCACACGCCGCCGTCACGCCCACATTGAAGGCAAAGGACACTACCGCGTCATAAACCGGTTGCGGCATCGTGACAGGCATACAGCGCCCAATGGCACGCTCTACCCGATAAACGTCAGCAACAAGATTGACGGCGGCCTGGCGTTCGCTAATGACCTTGCCCGGTACCACCCCGGCGGTGTGACCGATACCGCTCGTCCACACGTTCGCACTGCACTGGTAAGGGGAAAGCCGGCAACCTTCAAAATCAGCCAGCAGACGCAATCCGGCTTCTGAGGTGTGCAAAGCGCTGTATTGTGGCAGTAAGGCGGCCAGCGCCAGCACGGCGGCCACGGTGCAACGTTTAGCGATTGAGTTCATCGTATACCCTCCGGCTAACACCTAATTTATTCAGTAACTGATAGCTTTTGCGGCGGTAGTACCAGTTAACAAAAAAGGTACCGACACCGACGGCGGCCCCGACCATAAAGGCAATATCCTGCGGGCTGTATCGACCAACCCAAGCGAGAAAGGCCGCCACGGCGTAAGCCACCCATGATGTGATTTTCTCCATGTTGCTAATCCCATAAATTGACGGTTTCACGCTGCGGCGCGGCGGTCACGTCCGGCAGCTCGACCGGGTGGCCGTGGGGCAAAATCGCCCCGGCATCGGCCAGACCTTCATTGAGTGAGTAAACCTGTTCAACTACGCCTTGCGTGCGCCCGTAATAGCGCCAGCAAATCGCGTCAACGGTGTCGCCCTGCAGGGCGTAGATTTTCATTACAGCAACCCGATGATGCAGTGGGCGCGGTCTGCCACATTGCTGATCGCGTTGCGGGCCGAGCGCCACAGCTCATCAATGGACGCCTCGACAACATCCGCTTTGCGCCCGCCGGTACCGGTGGTGTCCATGCTGCGGTATTGCTCCGATAAAATGGCCGTGGTCATGGTGCTGACCGCGTTACGGTATTCACTTACCCGGATGCTTTCGCCGTCGAGTTCATCGGCGGGCACATCCTCCAGCCGCTGATAGCCGTCGGCCATCTGGTCGCGGCGGTAGGTGAACAGCTCGGCGTTGACTTCCGCCAGCGCACTTTTAATCGCCAGCCGTAGCCGTGGTGCGGTGATCGTGCCTTCAATGCGCATCACGTCGCGCACGTCTGCCGGGCTGATATCCGGGAAGAAAAAGACGTTTTTAATGATCGGTTCATCCTCCGGGCGCGGGGCTGGCGCGTCCGGGCGGGGTTTTATAATGACGGTGCTCATAAGACCTCAAAAATAGGGGGCGGTGGACGACGGCATTAACGAGGTAAAACCTGTTGCAGCCATCGTGCCGCCCGGCGCGGGGCGCGTTCTGTTAGCGGCTGGCGGCGGTACGTATTGCCCGCTCCAGCCGTTCTATGTCCTTTTTGACGCCGCAGCCGTTATGCAACTGCAACGCACGTTTCAGGTGGTTTAACGCCAATTCAGCCCTGCCCGTTTCGCGCAAGACGTACCCGGTGATTTTGTGCAGCTTGGCGCGCACCTGGTCGGGCATATCTTCTGCGTCGGTGAGTTCCATTGTCTGCGTGAGGTGGTCAATATTGACCGCCTCCCCGGCCTCATGGGCGCGGGTGGCAGACTCGGCGACGACTTCTGCGATGAGGTAGGGTGTGGATCGAGTGAATTTGACCGGCGGTGCCAACTTGTAACGCAACGCGTAGCGGGCAATGTCCAGTGCGCCGGGGATATCCCCGGCATCCAGTCGCCAAATCATGACCGTCATCAGAATGGCGTCCTGCGCCCCGTTACCTTCCGCCAGCACTCCGGCAACCCAAGGGACATAGTCCGGCAGCAGTTGGCGCTTGAGTTCGGCCTTGCGCTCTTGCGAGCGTATCTGCTTTAGCTTTCGCTTATCTTCATAGAGTTTAAGCATCATCAGTTCGTAGCCGTTGGCATGGCGCAGCGGGTCATTTTTCCGCTGCGCGGCCTCAACCGCAGACTGGCGCAGAAGGTGACGGCGGGCAGGGC